GGGGATTTTTATTGCTACAACAACAATCTAACTAGTTTAGAAGGTGCTCCGAGTAATGTTGGTGGGGTTTTTAAGTGCTACAACAACAATCTAACTAGTTTAGAAGGTGCTCCGAGTGATGTTCGTGGGCGTTTTTATATACACCCTCAAAAAAATGGGACAACGTTTACTGAAGACGAGATAAAAACAGCTATGGAAGAAAGCCGTATCAAAAAAGCCAAATCCATGCTCAAAGAAAACCGCAAATTAACTCAAATTGAAATATTAGAAAACCTCAGAGATTGGTTTGCTCCTCATGTGGATAAAAAAGGTCGCAAATTCAAAGGATGGATAAATTGCAAAACTGGCGGTCCTTGTGGTAGAAAAGATACATCAAAAGGATCATATCCAGCATGTAGACCCACTAAAGCACAATGTGCTAAAATTAAAGGTAAAATGTATAAAAAGAAAAGTTCTGCTAGAGTTCGTTGGAAAAAGAAAGCTGATTGATCTAATGCATTAAATATCTTTAATGGCAATTAAAATTAAATCTCTTGAAGCTAATTCATTAGACAAAACATCTTTAGATAATGGCTATTTATATAAAGATTTAGCGTTGGATCTTAATCCCGCATATTCTTATAATAGTCAACTCAATAGAAAAGAATTTTTAAAAGACGTTCAAGCATCTTATGATGTTCAAGCTATAAAAAATAGTATAGTTAATGCTTTTTTAACAGCTCCTGGTGATAAAATATTAAATCCAACATATGGAATTGATTTAAGACGATTTTTATTTGAACCCATTGATGATTTCACAACTGAAATTATTAAAGATGATATTCAAACCAATCTTCCATTGATGGAACCTAGAATAACCATCGATAATATCTACATCTACCCAGATGAAGAAGAAAATCAATACGATATAGAGTTACAAATAAACGTTCCCAGTTTAGGTGTTTATGGATTGAACATAAAATCTAGACTTAATTCTTCAGGATATACTGTTTTATAACTTCTCCCATTAAATATTTTTTAAAATGAGTGATACAAAAACATTAGAATACAATTTACCAACGGATGCTTATATAAATTTCGATGCGGTATCTTTAAAGAATTTTATCATTCAGAGATTGAATGAAAGTTCAAAATTCACTGATCAAAACTATGAAGGAAGTAACTTATCATCATTGATTGATATCATTGCTTATACCACTCACGTTTTGATGTTTTATCTCAATCAAACAAGTTCAGAATCTTTATTCACACAATCATCGATTTATGAAAACATGAATCGTATTATTAAACTCGTTGGATACAACCCAACAGGAAAGCAAACATCTCAAGTACCAGTTAATTGCACAGCTAAATCAACATTACCAGCTGGTAGTTATTATTTGAAAAAATATAGTTACTTTCTAGTGGATAATATTCAATATACAATATTGGATGATTTCTTTTTTGAAAAAGTAACCAACAGTGATGAAACTATAACAACGATAAATGATAATTTAATTTTATATCAAGGAAGTGTCGGAGAATATCCAACTTACACATCAGAAGGTTTGGAATTCGAAACGTTTCCAATAGTTGTTGATAATTTAATCGATTCAAACAGCGTTAATTTTATAGCGGATGGTACAATTTCAGTTTATGTAAAAGAAAAAGACACAGAAACTTGGTTTGAATATTCAAAAGTTAATACTATATTTTTCTCAAGTGCTAATGAAAAAATATATGAACTGAGATTGAATGAAAATGGCCATTATGAAGTAAAATTCGGTAACGATACATTCGGTAGAAAATTAGAACAAGGCGATGAAGTAAAAGTAATGTATTTGTTGAGTGATGGTAACGCTGGAACCATTAGTAAAAATGTAATTAACGGAAATAAACTGTTCAATTATTCTTCCAGCACATTTAATCAAATATATGATGATGTTTATAATCAAACATCAACTTTAATAACTAAAGATAAAAGTTCATTATTAACTTTTGTAAACCCTTTAAACTCAACTGCGATTAGCGATGCTGAAAGTGTAGAAGATCTTAAAAAGAATGTACCGTTTTTAATTTCATCTCAATATAGATTAGTAAGTGAACAAGATTATGAAATTTATTTGAAGAAAAGCATTCCAAATATTTTAAAATCCGTACAAGTTGCAAATAATGATAAATTTTTGGAAGAGTATATACAATATTTTTATGATATATGTGTAGATCCAAATAAAGTAAACAGAGTTTTATTAAATCAAGTTAACTTTGCCGATAGTTGCGATTTTAATAATGTTAATATATTCTGCGTTCCAGATTTTACTATAAGTGTTGATGAATCTTATCCAACATATCTACCAAATAGCTTTAAAAATTTAATTAAAGATTTAACAAATGATAAAAAGATGTTAAGTCATGAAATAATTCCACGAGATCCTGTTTATATGGCATTCGATATTGGATATTCATCAAAACCCGCTTCTAAAAATGCATATTTTGATAGTAAAATAGTAGCTACATTAGATAAAAATACCAGAATCAGCAAACAAACTATAAAAGAAGCGATTAGAAATAAAATAGTCGATTTCTTCAAAGCAGACAACAATCAGCTTGGTGGTATTATGAATTTATCCACTTTAACAAGCGATATTTTAAATATTGAAGGTGTTAATTTAATACAAACTGTAAACAGTGCGGAAAATGCTACATTCAACGGTTTATCTTTTGTAACATGGAATCCAGTTTTTGAAGGGGTTGATTCTGAATTCGTAAATCAAAATACAACAATGCCATTTTTTAAATTTCCTTATTTTTACAGACCCATAAACTTAATAAATAAAATTGAAATTATATAATTAATTATGCCCGATTCTTATCCACCATCAACTATAAACGGTGTAACTGTAAACCACGGTTGGACGGGCGCTGTTGAAATTGTCAACACTTCACATATTTATACCACAGGTGTTTGGTTTAGAGCAGCAAATGCATGTGAACCTTATGCGAGGCTTCCTAGAACTATGGGTGGATTTCCCTCGTTTGTTGAAAATAATGCCCCAACCGTATGGATAGGGAAAGGAGGGGCATTTGTATACACCTTATATTTTTCAAAACCCGTAGATCGCGTAAGAATTAAAGGTGCTGGTGTTGGACCAAGTGTAGAAACTTTCAAATTCGCCACAAATGGTGGAACTGTGATATTAAGAGATCCCACTCCTTCTGTTTTATTAAATGGTTATCAAAAATTATTTTCTGTTAGTGGTGATACAGTAACAGCACGACACGATTGCTATGAAGATCCTTATAAACAAGGAGCATTTGTTGTTGATGTAACTTCATCAAGACCTTTCACAGAAATAACAATAACGGGTCCAGGTGAAAGATCAGGAGCTTTAAGGACAGGTACTTCAATCAGAGTTTGGGAAATAGATCAAAGCCCCGCTCCTACTACAGCCCCACCCCCAACAACAACAACTTCAACTACCACACCAACACCAACAACAACTACTTCAACCACTACACCAAGACCAACAACAACTACTTCAACCACTACACCAACACCAACACAGCTTTGTTTAAATAAATCTATTGTTATACAAATTTGTAATAGTAATGCTTTAAAAGATGATGACTTTGAAGTTTATTTAAATGATAATTTAATTGGGAACGCAATTTTGGGATTTAATGATACGGTAGGTTCTATATTTGTAGGAATTACTACACAAAATTTATCAATAATAGATACTGATTTAAGTTGCCCATTGGAAAAAATGGTAAAATATGGTTTCAATGAAAGCATATTAAACATAGGAGGAAATAATAAAATATTTCTAAAAAATAAAAAAAACAATGGTAGCGGAAGTTATGGAAATATTATAATTAAGGTATATGATGTATCTGGAGGTTATTTAATAAATCCAACTGTTGTTGCGAACCTTACATTTAATAGCTATACTAATACAGATTTTCTTTTTCAAAATATTAATATTTTTTGTCCTACTACAACAACAACGTCTACCACTCCAGCACCCACTACTACTACAACCACCACTACTACAACCACCACTACTACAACTACCACAACAACCACCACTACCCCAGAACCGACTACCACCCCAAGACCTACAACAACCAGCACAACAACACCCATACCTATATTGGATGATCCTCCGAATTCTATAGATGTGCAATTTGATGTATTGGATTATAAAGATGAAAATGTATTAAGTTCATATTCATTAGAAATAACCCCATTAAAATTCATACCAAGACTTGGAAATATAAAAAATGCAAAACTATTGTGGAACTTTGGAGATGGTACAACCTCCGAAGTTTTAACTGCATTAAAATCTTATAATTATCCAGGAAAATATTATGTTAATTTAGTCGTTTATGATTGTTTCAATCATGCTAAAATTTCTATATATACTGCTGAAATAATGATATATGATTATTTGCCTCACACCTTTTCAATTAATAATTTACCAAACAATTCTGAAATAACTTTATACAGTGGAAAAATAAAAGGACCGTGGACAGTTATTGCAACATATCCAGCATATCAAAATAAAGGAAATGTATTTTATGAAGTTGAAGGCAGCAAAAGCGTACATCATCAAACTCAAAAAACTAATAAATATGGACATTTAGAAAAAACATATGGATTATATGATAAATTTTTAAATAAAGGATTAAATTCTTATCAATTTAGAGAAATTGATGATATAGAGGTTTCAAATAACCCGATATATGTTAAAAAACTAAACAAATCAATAGTAAGATGTTCAAAAAATGACGATGGTTCTGAATTTGCAGGTATAAGTGGAAATAAAAACATATATTTCAAAGATGATACACCAACAGATCAAGATATAATTAGATTTTATTTTGATAAAACTAATATATATTCCCCAACATCATCCAAACACGTTTCATATTTTAATACTACATCGATATTATTATCTTGTAAAGTATTGCCAAATACATTATCTGCAAAATATAGCATAACTTCAAATGGATTGGATGGCGAATATTATTCTATTTCATCATTTGATATTAATCCAATACAATTTATAGGTAATAAAATATATTTTACAGTTAAATTGAAAGATGATGATAATTTTTCAATAAAAACCAACCCGATAAGTTCTAGATTTTTTTATGATCCTTATACAATTCAAATTTCAAATAATGAAAATATTGAATTTTATTCTACGCCAATTATGATTAAATCTTATTTGGGTGCAGATAGATATTATTTTGATACAAAATATCTTATTGATCTTGATTTAATTTCTGAAAATACAATAAATGGACCTTATCGAATCACAATTTATGATTGGGGAACCTCGCAAATTGCTTCAAGCTCATCTGAATTTTATTTGTATCCAAAAGATTATTATAAAATGTCTAAAAAGCATGAAGATTTTGATATGGGCGAAATCTTAAAAGACTTAAGATTCCAAGAATCATTAATAGACAAAAATGTATTATTTGATGATTTCTTAGGAGCTATTTATAATCAAACAACCCCAATAGATGATAATTTAGGAGCTAAATTATATGAAAAAATATCCAATTTTGTGGAAAACACTCAAGATGTTGATAGAAATGAAATACCAGCTTTAATTTCACAGCTTGAAATGTTGGATGGGGATGTTTTGAAAAATGTTGTCAATTATCCTGAATCTATAAAACGTATTTTAAACTTGATAAGTATATCAAAAAATAAGTTAAATGGTTATGAAAACAAATTTGCAAACAATTTTGATATAAAAGGATACTCTTCAAAAGAAGAATATGGTAAAAATTTAGGAAATCAAATAACCACATTGACTTATACTATAACTGCAGGAATTGATATAGTCGCATTAGAAAAATTCAGCAATACCTATAAGCTTTTAAACACATACATACCTCTTTCAGCATCCAGTATAACTCTAAACAACCAAACATACAAATTAAGTTCATACAATGATACATGGGGGTGGCCTTTGATATTACCAGGTAATTTCACATCCAGAGATTTTGATAAATATTACACATTCTTTGAATATGTAAGTACTTATGATGGAACAATCACTGATTACACATTAGATTTTAATAATTCAATGTGTACAATACCCCAATCAGCATCATATAATGATTTATATAAACAAAATGGTATATTTGATCATATATTGAGAGATAAACTTGCGTCACAATTAAGATTATCTGCATAAATAATCATATATGTCGGTTACTGCACAATTTGGATATCCTGATATTCCAAAATCTATAACAAACGCTAATGTTCAAACAAAAGACGCTTTGGATGTCAGTAATCCGATGTCATTTATATTGTTCATAAAAACAATATCAAATTCTTTCGAACCTTCCAATTTACAAGCTTATTATAATGAATATTTAAAAAGATGGAATTCGATTAAGAAAAATAAAGAAATATCAGATTCAGAATTAATTACTGAAAAATATAGAGAATTTTTAAAAGAAATATCATTAAATTATTCAACTTTAGAAGAACAAAAATTTTTATCAAATCTTGATTTCAATAACCCCTCAGATTTAGAAATTGCGTTACCGTTTTACAGTAAAAAACTCATAGAAATATCTGAGTATTTTAATAAAAAGAGAGAAGAAGCTAAATTTCAATTATTAAAGAAGAAATTAGTAGGTACTAATTATGGATTACAAAAATCAATAAATGATTTTACTATAAATTATTTAGAATCTATACAAGACGGTTCATTTTATTTTAATATAGATGATATTAAAGCAAAATTAGAGATTGAAATTGAAGAATTGTTCGATACATATCCATCATATTTCAATCAAACGCCAAATGAAAGAATATATGATAATAAAGATTTAGATTGGGGTTATGACATATTTTTAAAAACCAACGCTGAATTATTATCCACTACATTTGCCAGCGTTAGTTCTTTATCTGCTCTCAAAGAACTTAACGATTTAATTGATAATAAAAGAAAATTAACAAAAAAATATTTATCAACTGATTTTTATTACATATCAACTGGTCCAACATTATCAGGAAGCACAACGTTCGATTTTGTTTCTGGAAAATTATTTGATGTTAGTAATAATGCAAAAAACTTTTTAAACATTGATTATCCTACAACAGCATCTACTAGAAAAAACAACATACAAACTCCAAGAGAGATTGGATTTTTCAGACCTCATAAAAACGCTATTGTTATAATAGATGGAAAAAATTTATCATTCAATATTAATAGATCAGCATTGGAAGAAAATAAAATTTATTATTTTCCCGATCCTTTGGTTCATGATTCTGAATTAATAACATATTCAATCGATGGTGATTATTTAAAAACAAATTTCACATCTGGGTTAGCAAAAAATCAACCAATACAAACCCAAGACGGTGTTTTTTATCAAGGATATACATCTCAAAATGATATAACCCCAATCCCAGATTTGAGTATGTTATTCAACATGGGATATATACATGATCAAAAGAAAGATGTATATGGAAACACATTCGGGTTAATAAAAGACAATTATAATTTTAGAGAAAATATAAGTAGAGTTGATTATAATTATATAAAAAGCATGCTCTTAAATGGTTATCAATTTTTTGATGACAATTATAACGAAGGGTTTGATTTCGATTATAGTTATAGTGATTATTATACAACAACTAATAGTACAAAACGAGCTGGCCTTTCAACTTACACAAATTCATTTACTGGAGCTTTTGATTATACATATACTTTATTTTTTAGATATTTTACGCCATTCGAAGAATTATATTTTCCTCCAGATCAATTAGCTACAAATAATGAAATATTAGAATGTGTAGGATTTAATAAACCAAACGGTGACTTTCATTTAGATCCAATATCTTCAGATTTATCAGCATTTCCAGGTGATGAAAACTATTATTTTTCAAAATTAATAGAAGGCGGCATTCACACATTAACTCCTACAATAATAAGAGGATTAAAAGATCCTTTATTTCCAAGCATAACAGCATCGTTTGAAAATAATTATAAATCTAATATTGTAGAATGTGGATTATTTACAGATAAGTATAATTTTGATGTAGATTTTACTTCCAGAGAATATTCATTTATATCTGATATAGATTCAACCAAATATACATTAACGTCATCTATATCAACAGTGGTGGAAAGATTGTTTGATAGATATGATTTGACAGGGAACATATATGTTAAAAACGTATCAAATCAACAATCTTATAAAATTACAGATTTATTTTCATATTGGAATTTAAAATTTCCAATTGATTTAATCACTGAATTAAATGGATCAATAAAATCATTCGATTTTATAAATGATGTTATATTAATAGAAACTTCCAATTATTTCATGGTTGATAAAGTGAAATATAATTCTGGAAATTTCGAAAATCCCTTGACAGAAGGAATATTTATAAACCATTCTGATAATGATTTCAATAAAATTTCAAATAGATTTAAAATAAACAACGATGTTTATTATTGTTTACTAGAAACATTGTCATCATCATTATCATCAAATAATTTAATAATTTATCCAAAAATATATAAATTTAATACATTAAATTTCACAAATGATGAAATTTTCCCAATATCTATTTCAAAAATAGAAAATAATTCAGGATATGTTGCAATTTCTTCGAATAATGTAAGATACACACATGCTGAAAATCCCATAATTATACACGATAGCAGAACAAACATATTAAACATATCATTTTTAATAAAAGATCAAAATAATTATTTTTCTTTACAAGAATTTGAATTCGATATCAATTCAAATATGGACTTATTAAATCATACGCAATATTTTGATAATTCATCTATATATTCAAACATTTTCAATAAACCATTACCGTTGATGAATTTAAATGTATTATTATCATCAAATCAACCAACTATATTGAATGAAAATCTTGTATTATGAATACTAAAACTTTAATATTATCAACCACTTCCTCATCATACAACAATGTCATGGATACTGTGATTCTTAATGATGCAACCGTTTTAAATATATCATTAGGTGATGTTTATGAAGATGTATTGCCTATAAGTTTACAAATAAATTGGGGAGATAATAATATATTATATTATGATAATGATTTGTATAAAGTTTACAGAAAAGAAAGCATAATTCCAGAAGTGATATATGGAAAATTTAGCAAAATATTACAAGATACTTATAGTTTTGATTATTATCCATCAAAAACAGCAACCTATAAAAAAATGACGGCTCAGTTTTTGATAAAATATACAAATAAAGATACTACGTTAATAACTATACCAATTGAAATTAGATCAGCAGATTATTTTGAATCTGTATATGATATGAAAATGATTTCTACTCATATTTTACCAGAAGACGGATTCAAAACTCATAAATTTTTAACAAGCAAAGGCAATTATGTGGTAGAAGTGGAATCACCAATGTCAGAAAACAGATAGTGGGGGAGAGTTCGTTTATAACGGTTCAGTTGATTCTACTGGATTATGGACTAGACCATTGACTGATGCTGAAATTGTCGCTCTTTACAATAATGGCAGCGGCCTTCCATATGAACAGTTTTAAATAATGTATAGTAACTAAATAATTTAGTGGTATCCAATGTATTTCAACTATCATCTTTAAAAAGCTATCAACTGTCTTGTTCATTGGACGGCCTTGAATTTAAGCAATTTGAAAAAACACACAATGGGGGTATACCACTTTATTTTACAGAGTGTTTTTCTGATGCTTGCGATTATAAATCAAAATTCTATACTGATTTTATTTTAACAAAAAACACAAAATCTTCGGATATTTTTAATTTTAAATTTCCAAAACTTGAAGTTGAAAAGTTTTTAACAACAATTCAAGATGAAGGCTTGTATCTTACATGTGTCGGAGTTGAAGAAAGTTATTTCAAAGATGCTTTTCGTTCTGATGAAATTCCTGATTATAGAGGATGTTTGTTTAATAAATTATCATCATCCTCTTCCCCATTAACATCATTCACTTTGGACTTTTTTGAAAAAGAAAAATGTAAAATATCATGTCAAATAGATAATGAAACTTATTATTTGATTTATAATGATGTTAAACAAAACGATCCTTATTTTATCAACGAAAGATTGCTTTCATCCGATGATTCAATAATTCAACCACATCATTTCAATTACATTTATCAAGAAAATTACAATTTTATAACATTTTTTAAAGAAACCGCCGATGGTATATATT